GGAATTCTGGCAATAGCATTTCTAATATGAGCTATATCAACTTTTCCTGTAGCGTCTTTATACGGAAAATGCCTGAGCGATCTTGGTTTCGTTTTTCCTTCATTGTCTTTTTCTCCACCGCTTTCGATATACAAAAAAGCGGAGTCCGGTAATTTATTTATATAACTTCCTGTCCAGATCGACATAGCTAACTCCTTGTCGGTAAATGCCGGCTCAAATAATATATATTTAATACCATGCTTCAAAAGCCATTGTTTAGCCTGTTTAATCGTAAACGAATCTTTTGGAAAGCGATACGATTGTACTTTGGCCGGACCTTTCGGATCGCTTTTTAATGGCCCACCATATAGCATAATACCATCAGGCAATTTTTTCAACACCACAATTCTTAGGAATAAAGCAGGTGATTTAATTCTGGCGGCATGATAATTTGGATAAGGCATTTACAAATCTCACTTTCTTTTAATTGTTTTTAAAGGCGCAATTGTTTTTTCTATAGATTCTCTAACTATCCCAGGATTAAAAGCCCATCCAATGTCGGCTTCAGTTTTAATAATATTACCCGATTCATCAATCATCGGCTCTGCTCTTTTTTCTTTTGGCGATTCATCAATAAAAATTTCAATAACTGAACATCTGCACGAATATCCATTCGGCGGCCAGTTTGTTTTCCAAAAAGAGTCATCTTTAGGTAGTTTAATGCCATCCATAGCCGCATGATTAGGCCTCACTCTGTCATCGCCTACAGTTACATATTCATAACCCCACAATATTTCCTGTACTGCTGCTTCCTGATTTACCGACCACCTGCCGGCATTATATGCCAGCGATATTTGTGTTCTTACAAGATTTTCCAGTAAATAAGGATGAGAAGGTACAATTCCCTGTGCCTCGAATGCCTTTTTCATTTCAGCTATACCCTGCTGGACATGCATACCTTCCGCCACCATTTTTAACGATACTTTTCTTGCTTCCATTTCAATCATATTACCCAAACCACGAGTAACATTAACAGCATCCCTGGTATATAATTTTTCAATTTTAGCTATATCTTTCGATGATAAATCCATCCGTTTTCGTACAAATTCAGTAGCTTCAGTATATGGATTTGCGAATTGTTTATATTTACGCAACTTCGGTGATACTTTTAAAAGCGTCCTGTATGTTCCGAACAAATGAGCCGTTGTCATTATTCGTATAAGAGCTACCTTAAATTTATTTAAAGCGCCCTGCATCATAACTGTCGGGCTTATACCATCCCTGAATGCCCGCAAGCCTTGAGTTGTGATACTTTTAGCTGAAGAAAATATATCTCTTTCGGCAACTTTTTCGATTTTGCTCATTTCATTTAAAATTATACGTGCATTGCTCATTCTTACTCACCGATTCAAATATATTATTCACTTATTGATTTATAAACATTTTTCAATTTATTTATTTGCTCAGGCGTCATTATTTTAGAAGAAGCCTCTTCTGTCTCGGTCTCTTCATATTGTGATTCTAAATCGTTTATATTTTCTTTCGCCTTAGGCAAACCGGCCAAATCCATTAACGCGTTGACATCCAGCCATGTTTGAAATAAATCGATATTTGTAGGACTGGTTAAAACACCTTTCAATACTTCCCTGTAAAATTCCATAATACGCGGGTCCATTCCGGCAGTTTCAATCCATACTTTATTTTCATATTCCGTACCGAAATTATAAATCAACAATGGATTGATTATATACCAGTTTAAATGTCTTAATATATCGGCAAAAAACAGCTCTGCTATTGTATTAGCTAAATCGCCGTGAGTGCCGGCTTCCGCTTTTGTTCCATACTGCCCTTCGATTGCAGCTCTTTCAGGAATAAGCCAGCCACGCAGCATTAAAACTTCATAATGTTTAAGCGTGTTAATGAATCCCGCAGCATGTGTGCCTTTTGTTTCCAGAAAACTTATTTGCCAGGCAGCGAATTTATCCGGGTCGATTCCCTGCCTTGCAAGGTCCTGAACCCATGGTAATAATTCCTGCGGCATAACAACACCGCTACCGCTGCCTAAATTATTCAAAACAGCTTTTGCAATATCATAATTACTTTCCAATGAACCTGATTTATCTCTGCTTTCTCCTATCGGATATTTAATAATTGGTATGACACCTGAAACCTTACTGCAATATTTCGATAGATTTTTCGACGTTTGCACCCAAGGCCACCAGGCATATTCACGTATATTTTCATGCCTGCTCCTGCCATAATAATTACCTGGCTCCCCATCATAAACATAATGCAGACATTTATCCGGTGCCATTTCCACATTATTTTGTTTAATACCCGCAAAATTGCCCGTAACTTCATCCGTCAATACTTTGATATTATCGGCAGATAACGCTTTCAATTTTTTTATAACATATTTTTGCTTTCCGTTTATTGTTTTTAGTTCCCATATTTTCTCATAAGATTGAAATCCGAAATCCATCGAATATAAAATCGTATTTATAAGTATATCCCATATATTATTTATCTGTCCCTGAATAAATTTCAAAATTTCGTCATCTACGTCGTCGTCTTTTTTTATCGAATATTCAGCTGTAAGTATAGGCATAGATGATACTGCCCTTGCAAGTGCAATTGTGGGATTCTTGCGCATGTTGCGATACGTCTCGAACAATCCTGACGGCGCGGAAGGTACACCCATCGACATACCAAAAAACATAGGAAGAAACTGCTGTCTTGTTTTTTCGCCGACCGGAGGAAACTTTATATTTGTTTTGCTTTTGCTGGCTGTGTTTTTTGTCGGCATAACTGTTTACTCCGTTTAATGGACCGCGACATCAAATTTACCTCTCTGTGGCGCAGGCAATCTAATCGGCCTTAACAAATAAACTCGATAACCTTCGGCATCCGAAGCGTGAAATAGTTCCGGATTTGTTTTGTCCAGTTCGCCGTCCTTTTTACGTTTACATTTTTTCATGTCATTTATCAGCCGTTCGCAACGCGGATGACATTGCCAGTGGAAAGAGCCGTTTATGTCTTCAAGTGCGACATTGAATGTATTTAATCTATCAATCACCGCGGGATTTCTCCGGCTAACTTTCATAATGTACGGAATATTATATTTATCCAGTCCGTTTTTCAATATTTCATAACATGATTCTCCTGTACTGGCAGTTTCAGACCAGCCGGTAGCGTCTCCATATATTTCTAATTTCGGATATTGCCAGCCGCCTGATTTTTTGATTAAAGAAATAAACGACGGGACTAATTCTCTAACTGACATTCTTAAATCATGTATTTCATAAACTACCGTCATCATGTCTTCTTCGGGAAAATATTGACCTATTTCAGCGTGCATACCCGGCGCAATATTAAAATCCAGGGATAAATGTAATGGCCGATCTTTAATCAGTTTTAATTTTTCGTTTATATGTTTATTCGGATCGAAAGAATAATAAACCGTTTTGCCTTTAAGCGAAATCGCCTTACCTTCAAGATATTGTTCGGCAAGCTCTTTACTTAAAAATTCTTTTTGCCTTTCATAAAAATCAGACGCTATCGGATTATCTTTTGTCGAGGTTCGATATAATTTTATTCCTTCTTTTCCCGAAGTCATTTCTTCGTGAATTCTTGTACTATCGCCTTCGTTTGTATAAGTAAACAACGCCTGTAATATTCTGGCCTTAGGATGTCTGACTCTTGCCAGTAATTGCAATAAAGCGTCATCCACCGGATCGTCATAACTTTCTTTCCACCTGGACGGCTCATCGCCCCATGCGGCGCCGACAGTCCATCCGGTTATTTTTCTCGGATTTTCAGCAGTTCTAAAAAATATAACCGAAGGTCTTGTGTGAGTGCCGAAATCATCAACTATAATTGCCGGACCTGAATATTGACCTTTACTTGCCGACCCCACACCCAGCCAGCGCCATGACAGATTCATTTCATTCAATGCCTGTTCCACTGCCGGTACAGCGAAGTCGAGAATATTTGAATAAGAAGGAGCAACTACAGCGCTTGGTATGCATGTTATTTCGCCCTTAATATCAATTGCATTCAACATGTGCAGCGCAGTTAATTTTCTTGCGCCGATATAAGTCTTGCCAGAAAACCAACCGCCTTCGAGGCCGATCATGAAATTATTCCAATCGAAAAAGAAATCGTATTGACCTCCTTTGTTCGGCTTCCAACAATCTTGTATTTCAACTGCTGCCATTTATTTTAGCACCATTTAAGCTATCAAGTACAATTTTGGGAAATATAATTACCTTCTCATCACCTAAAGCCGCCATATCTATCTCAGGCACTTTCCCGAAAAAACGCTGATATAATTCTTTTATAGCATTCATGTCACCCTTTAAACATAATTCAATGTGTTTTTCAATAATTAATTCTATGTTTGTCTTTCCGCTGCGCTTATCAATAACTTTTAATAATAATTCATCTGCGATATTTTTAAAGAGCAAATA